CTGCGACGGAAAAACCACGCAGAGATTACAAACAGATTGAAACTTTTCATCTTTACTTATCAAAAATAAATTTTCCTCGCTATTCTTTGACTAATTACTTGTTTTTTAGACATCGAAATAGAATGGAAATCCAATTGTCGTTATGTCCATGTCATAACACAAATACAATGATATCTTTGAAGTCCTCGCTTTGTGATCATAATCAGGACTTTATATCTATCCCACCTTTCTGTCATAATGGTAAAACAAAGAAGGAAGCGCATGCCATGGTTTATGCTTTGTTAGTTTCTCGATATAATTTAATTTATGATAAGGATACTCAAGGCACTATAGTTTATAGAATAGATAATTCTAAGATGTTTTATAACTGGTTTATAGATTTTTATACTCCAAAATCCACTATAAAGTTGAATCCTCTTACGAAGAACAAGAATCCTTTGGTCAAATCCAATATACAATTTGCTGATTTTGTTCCTGATTTGACTAGATCTGTGGATAATTTTATATCACATATGCTCAATTTGTCATTCCCTCCTGGTAGTTTACGTGCTATGTGTAAAAAACATACTTCTATAGAGGAGATATTGACAAAAAAAATTGAGTATAACGGAAAATTATATCCTCGATGCATTAGTGCTACTAATATGAATTCTTCTATGGAAGATAAAACTATTGCGTTGATGAAAGATTTTAGCTTTGATACAGCTGATCCTAAATATTTAAGTATGAATAGAGCTTTTATAGCTCCTGCAGTACGAATGCTAGAATCTAAATTGCGTTGTGATAAATATGTTGGAAGATTAAATTTCAAGTATTCCCCTACTGATAATTTTAAGCGAATAAAAATGTTGTCGTCTGGTGGATTTTTAGATGCTATGAGAACTACGTTTTATATGGATGATGCTACCATAAATGTAGTTAATTCTGGTAAGAAGCTTTATTTATTTGAAGCTGTGTCGCGTAAATTGCATAGATTTATGTGGGCAGTTGCAAACGATGAAGATATAAAGTTTCAGACCCTTAATATTACTAAAGAAAAACACCAGAGATTGTTTCATTTTTTTAAACCATTGAGTGGTTTGGATAAATTTTTAAATAAAAATAGAGAGTTCTTTATACCTGAGTTAACGTTGACATTATTGTCAGATATATTACATCGAGATCGAATGTTATTTGAGAGAGGTGATGTGATTACTATAGGTATAAAAGTGTGGAATGGAGGATGGGAAGATTTAGCTGTTAAATTGAATTATAATAATCCCCATATATTTTGGGTTGATGGTGATATAACGGGTTTAGATAAGCACATTTTAGATTGGATGTTAATGTTGTATTTAGCTAGAGGAGCCCGTTATTATAATTGGACTAAGATGAATCGTCGTCAGCGTCGAGCTTTGAAAAAGTATTATGTTGTATTGATGTATTGTGTTACTAATAAAATTACTTTGCATGTAGGAGATATATGGCGCTTGATTAGAGGAGTGATGTATTCAGGAGGGAAAGAAACTTCGCATGGAGATTCTTGGATTATGGCCTTAATTTTTTATGTATACATCTTTTATAAGATGTATCAGTATCCTCAAGCAGCTCCTTTTATATTCACTGCTCTTATGTCTGATTTTATAGCTATCGTAGTATATGGGGATGATCATATTTGGTGTTGTCTTAAAGCTTTTAGACATATTTTTAATGCTCTTAGTTTCCACGATTTTTTAAAAGCAAATTTTGGTATGGAGCTGAGAGATTTTAAAGAGTATGATACGTTTTTGTCTGTACCTGATTTTGCTACTGGACATTTGAAGTATGCAGGCCCTAAATTTTTGAAGAGATATTTTATAGCCTCACATATACCTGGTTCAGCTAATGTGCTGCCATATAAACCTTATTTTGAATCTACTTTGCGATTATGTTGCGTAGATGAGGAAGAAGATTTACCAGGTCTAATTTTAAAGGCTATTGGCCATGCTTGGGATACATGTGGAACTAATTATTTTATGTATCAGATAGCCAAATATGTTTATGAATATGCTTTTGCTAAATGTCCTAAACATCCTAGAGATATAGTCGCAGAGTGGGAAAATGATCCTAGAAAGAAAGATGTTATAGCTTCAATGCGCAAGAAAGCAAGTATGCCTGAGGAAGCTTTCACTGAGGGATTTCCAGAATGGACCGACTTGACAAGTAGACATGTCTACGATCGAGCAAAAAATGGAAATAAACCAGATCTTTATCCTTTCGCAACA